CTCTCTTCTCATTCATATCAGGTATCATGTTGAGAGTAACACTGAATGATGGTTGGAAGTATGGTAGTATCTGCTCAGTAATTTGTAGAGCATCGTCCTGTGACTTTGCCATAACACCAAGTTCAAAACCAAGGTTATATGGTACAGGAACATACTGTACTCTTACCTCACCGCCATTGCCATCAATGATAGTTTTATATTTCTGAATAGGAGATGTCTTACGAGTAGCATCATAATCAATGCTAGTCATTTCAAAGTACAGTCTAGGTAAAGTAATTGCTACTTTTCTAGAACTAGCGTTTTCCTCTAAACGTACAATAAATTTTTGCTTAGGACCGTATGCTAACGGAACTTTAATTTCTTCTAATACATCACCAGTGCTTGGATCTGTGCTCTTCATAGTAATATTGTTGAAGAGTGTTCCAAATGCTATGATGTTCTTACGAACTATCTGATTGTAAAAATGTGATCCTAACATTAGATACTACCTGTAAAATTACCAAATTCTCCAAATGGATTACCCTCTGACCAATCAACTATATTGTCAGCAGCGTCTTCAATTTGTCTGTTTGCATCATACTCACTGTTAGTATTTTGTAATGTATCAAAGGTAGAAACTACCCAGACAGCATTACTATCATTACCAGTAAGTGATTCATTTGCTGCAAATGTACCAGTTCTATTTTGTACTATTAGTATTCTTGTAGAACTATCCCAAGATTTAACTTCTGCAGTTGTAGAAGTAGTACCACCAGTTACTGTCTCACCCACAGTAAAGTCTCCAGTACCACCAACTCCCATTGTTAAAGATATAGCTGTATCAAACAATGTTTCTATTGCATCTATCTCCGCAACACCAGTAGCAAGATCGTCTGAACCAACCTGATAAAGTTCTGCGGTGATTGCATAAAATTGTATCTTACCAAACTGGAAGAATGGTTCTTCCTTTCCAACATACTTAATTTCATACAAGTTTTGTGTGAGAGGATAGTATAATAAGTCTCCCTCATTAGGTCTCTCAGGAACTGTAAGTTTGGCAGACATACTATGTTCTGCTACTTCTTCATCCCATCTTTTTGTAGACACACGAAAAATTATCTCGTCTGTAATTTGTAAACCAAACTTACTTACAAATTCTGCATTATCTCCAAAACCCATGACGTTAATTAACATCATTTCAATTTGGAATTGGTCTTGATACTTAGTGTATCTAACTTCATCCAGAGTACTATCCGCTAGGATTGTTTTGGGCAAATAATATATATCAGAACCAAACAGTTTGATTTGCTCATCCACGAGATCTTGTACGAGACCTTGTTCACCGCTGTGACCTTGATGATAAGTTGGAAAATAGGGACTGGTAGGCATTTTATCCGATCATATCCATTGGTGGTATTGCGTACTTGCTAAGAACTTCTGACTCAAGTGTCTCAATTTCTGCAAGTGCGTCTGTGTAGATTTCTCTACCATTAAGTGTAACTCCGCCAGGTAACTGAACATTGTTATACTTAATTAGGTTCATACCCCACTGTCTCTTCATAAGAGCTGTGGCATATCTTTTCACAAAAACGTCATTGTTCATCTGTGTAGCTTCCGTAGGATCAATAAGACGATGACATTCAATAAGAACATTAGTTCCTTCTTTTAAAAAGTCTTTATCTATATCAAGGTATAGACGATCATTACGTGCTGTAAATCTAAACTGCTGAAAAGATCCATTGTTTAGAACCATATCTAGAGTTTCTAGATACTGTTTATTCATATAGTAGTTAAGGATATCCAGTGATCCAAATGCATATAGATCATTCAAGAACAACTGAAACTCAACACCAAAGAGATTAGAACGGATTGAGTTACTGACAAGACCAAATACTCTAGTAATACCAACTACATGATCAGGAATTGGAATAAAGTTTGTTGCTTCTAACCAAGTTCCAGTAGCATTTGGTGTTACATTAGTATCAGTAACTGTCTTAGTAACTGTTGCTGCAAAACGAGTTTTATCGTCAGCACTGATTTCGTGATACAAATAAGCACGTTCCATACCATTGTAACAGTTCTCTTGAAAAAACTGAAACGTGTCGTCTATTACGTTGTTAACCTGTTCGTCATCAATATTAACTTGCAACACGGGTTCACCAAGTTGCCTCTTGCAATATGTGATGAGTTCAGCTCTAGAACTTGGAGATGCCATTATACACAAAAATCCCTTCCTACCTATTTAGGAAGAAGGGATCTGGTATTTATTCTGCTGGTGTTTCTGGTACTGGTGCAGCAGTTTCTTCTGGTTTTTCTTCTAGTAAGTTTAAGGTTTCTAAACCACCCTCTAGTTTAATTTTATATTCTTTTGCTTTCGTTAAATTTGTTTCTAGTTCTCCAATTTGCTTTACTGTACTAGCAATTTGTTCTTCAAAATTCTTTTTTAATTGTGCAGGATCCATAGTAATCAAAGGTAATAGTGTGTGTTATTATTTAGCATTGATGTTAAATGCTATTGATATTCTCTCATCATCTGACTTGTTTTCTTCAACATCATGTTCTAGCCAGGATGGAAAAAGTAATAGTAAATTATTTTTTGGATTAATATATGTGTATGCATATCCATCATAGTAATATTCATAGTCTTTTTGCATCTGAATTAGATGTCCTCTAGGATCATAAAATCTAATAGTACCAGAATTTTCTGGGTACTTTACATAAAAAACACCTGATAAAAGAGTATCAGTGTGCATGTGGCAGTGTCTTTCATTCCTATTAAATTTTTTGTTGATGTTTACCCAAGAATATATTGATACATTTTCAAGTGGTTTGTTTTTATTTACAGGAATACAATTTGCTATTGAGTTATATAAAGTTTCGTCATGAAAATTATGTCCTTGATATCCTCCAACGTTTGAAAGTTTTTTAGATTCTGTTTCATCTGAAAATAATTTAATTTTATTTTCAAGAGAATTCAAATCAAGGTCTAACTCAGTCATCCATAATGGAGTTTCAAAAAGAGATAATCTATTCATAATGGATAACTCATACAACGTTCTACTGGAAATGACTCTGCTTTTACATCATGTATAAAAAATACCTGTGTCAATCTCGGTTCATTTTCATAAAACAAATTTGTTTCTCTGTGCCATTGTGAACTATCATAGCATATCATTCTATTAAAAACATTTTTAAATATGATGGTATCCTCAAAATGTTTCTTGTGATTCTCTAATGCATTTTTATACTTATCAATATCTTCTAACCGATCATGATACATTTTATCTCTTATAGAATAATCAAATACATCTATATCTTTAGTTAATTTGCTGATAGTAGTTCCACTATCAATAGTATTGTTTTTGTTTAAGTAGATAATGCCAGCTGCGAAAACATTGTTATCTAAATGATCCCATCCAGAGTTAATTAAATTTTTTGGATTATCGGTAAATGAATATGTTTTTTGAAACCTAGTCTCAATTTGCCAATCACAACGTTCTACTTTATAGTTAAAAAATAAAGAAAACAGTTTTTCACAAAACTGCTGAAACAATTTTTTATCTATTTCATGAAGATATTTTGTTCTTTCGCCAGGATAAATTCCTTCTGGTTTTGAATATTCTAAAGAGAGAGCGAAGTCTCTTATTTGTTCTGGATTTTTATAAAAGTCATCAACACATAATGTAGGAAATTTCATAAATTATCATTCAGGTGCAACGTAATCTCCAAATTTACCAGTATCACGTACTGATTTATCTCCTGGTGTTGGATCAACTGGTATAGGTTTCATTTGTGCCATGTATTTACCAACATCTTCATCTGAGGTTGTTTTATGCCATTCCATTTTTGATTCATCCCAAACATACTTAAATGGATCATTCAAATCAATACCATTTGGTTCTGGATGTTTTACTGGAGGAATCCAGTCACATGTGTTTTCATCTAAAATCCACGAATCAAATGGTTTAGGTGGTAAAAAAGCATCTCTACCTGTATCATATGTTCCGCCAATATAAGCATAACGTTTTCTTATTTTACCGTTATATGAAGTCTGCACCCAGATAGTATTTCTCCCCCACAATTTTCTGAGAAATTCAATACCAACATGTTCCTTTTCTTGACCAGTCTCATCACAGCAATCAACGTTTGACACCCTATGTACAGCCACAACAACGTTATTTTCATTTAATCTTGCAAAATGTGCCATCTAATTAATCAGTTTTTTATATTTATCTAAGCTGGATATCTGATAATTACAACACCAGCTCCACCTTCTCCACAAAGTCTAGCTGAATCTCCGTAGTTTCCACCACCGCCACCACCTGTTCCATCTTGACCATTGTCAGCTTGTTGTGCGTTGTAGTAGTTTCCACCACCACCTCCACCACCAGAACCACCAGAAGAGGTTCCTGAGTTTCCTAAACCAGGCGAATGACCACCGCCTCCACCAGCTCGTGTGAGTGCTTGTCCAGTAATAAGTGAGTTAAGTCCATCACCACCATTACCACCGATAACTCCAGAACCAGTTCCTCCTATTTGTCCAGCACCACCGCCACCACCGTGACCTAAGTAAGGACCAGACTGACTTCCTTGACCAGGACCTCCATCATTTCCTTGACCAGGTGTTCCTGCTCCACCATTACCACTACCTGATCCACCGCCACCAGATCCACCAACTGCAGGAACATTAGCTTGCCACCATCCTCCTCCAGCACCACCTTTAGAAGTAACTGAAATACCAGGACCAGAAATTTCAGAGTTTCCTCCAGCACCACCACCAGTATATCCTGTGGTTCCTCTTGATCCTCCACTTCCAACTTTTATACTATATTGACCAGGACTTACTTGAATTTTGTTTTCGGCAGGAGTGTTACCACCAGATTGCTCACCAAGGACAGAGCATCTATATCCTCCAGCTCCTCCTCCGCCACCCCAGCCTCCTCCGCCACCGCCTCCAGCGATAACTAAGTATTCTATTTCTGCGGTTCCAGATGCAACATTAAAAATACCATCAGTAGTAAAAGTATGAACTTTATAAGCACCAGCAGTGTTTATAGCACCTCCAGTAGCTGTAAGAGTACCACCTCCTGCAGCAGTTTTATTACCTGGATTTCTCCAATCACCAGAATAATAAATTTCCATTTGCTCTGCTGTAGAATTATGAATCAAAAATCCTTCCTGAACATTTGTCAAAGCATCTCTTTGTGCTTCAGTAAATGTTGGAACTTTAAATGCTTCAGTTGCATTTAATTGATCTACAATAATTTTTGACATTTTTATAAAACTTTTATAACTTTATTTAGATTTGATATCTAATAATGACAATACCAGATCCACCTTCTCCACAAAGTCTGGAATTATCTCCATAATTTCCACCACCGCCACCACCAGAATTGTCATCACCATTATCAGCTTGAGCAGCGTTATAATAATTACCACCTTTTCCACCACCACCAGCACCACCAGGAGCAACAGAAGCATTTCCTAAACCAGGAGAATGACCTCCTCCGCCACCTGCTCTTTGTTGAGCAACTCCAGTAATTGAAGAAGTTAGTCCGTTACCACCTGTACCTCCAATAACACCAGACCCAGTGCCACCAATTTGACCAGCACCGCCACCGCCACCATGACCTAAGTAAGGACCACTTTGAGACCCTTGACCAGGTCCTCCAGCTGATCCTTGACCAGGTGTTCCTTGAGAACCTGATCCTGATCCTGATCCACCGCCACCAGAACCGCCTTGAGCAGGGACATTAGCTTGCCACCATCCTCCTCCAGCACCACCTATAGATGTAATATTAATTCCACCAGGACCTATAATATAAGAATCTCCTCCAGGACCACCACCAGTATATCCTGTGGTTCCTCTTGATCCTCCGTTTCCAACTTTAATTGTATAAGATCCTTGAACAGCTACTAACTGACCTTCGTTTGAAATGGCAGATCCTGATAATTCTCCTTGGACGGAATTACGGTATCCACCAGCACCGCCACCGCCACCCCAGCCTCCTCCGCCACCGCCTCCAGCGACGACTAGGAATTCGCAACTTCTTGAACCAGCGGTTACGACAAATGCTCCGTCGTTAGTAAACGAATGAATTCTATATCCACCAACATCAGTTACAGTTCCACCAGTAGCTTCAAATGGAGCAGATCCTGCATTTTTCCATTCTGTTCCGTTATAGAACTGAACCTCAAAATCATCAGTATTAAAGATTAATTGTCCTGTCTCTGGAGGAAGAGCATTTCTTTGAGCAGTTGAAATTTTTGGAAGGATAATAGATTCCGCAGCTTCTCCAACACCAACATTTAAAATTCCCATTTTTTCTATAATACCTCAATAATATTTATTACCATGACATTAAGACGTAACCATTTCTACTCCATCCTGTTCCACCACCGTTTAAGTATGGAGAAGCTGTATTACCTTGAGCACCAGAAGTACCAGCATAACCTCCTGGATAAGTATTATCATTAACATGAATTCCAGATAAGGTCATCCATGATCCACCATTATCTTGTCCACCACCACATCCACCTGCGTAAATTGATCCAGTTTGCCAATTTGGAGCAGAAGCAGGTGTAGCATACGCATCATATCCATTAAAACCACCACAAGAACAGCAAGCAACAGTTCCAAAATCAGAAGTCCATTTTGGTGTTGCTGTCATTCTATAAAACATCCATTTATCTCCAGAAATAACCCATCTAATTGTTCCTCCTGTTTGAATTCCTCCCATATTAATATCAGTCAATTTAGATACTTTTGTAGGAGCAGTATCATTAGGAGTAAGTGCTAAATCTTGAGGATCAATAGCACTTGTTAAATATTGATTAACTGTGGTATTAGATATTCTAGATACCATAACAAAATTATATGGCGCAAATGTATTGAAATCAGTGTATAACTGTTGTGTAGTTCCATCAATAAGTTGATACCAGTAAGGACCATTAGAAGCACTAGCTCCTAAAGTTTGTTTTAATCCTGTTGCGCTAAGTGCAGCTGCAGCTGCAGATGATCCATCTCTTCTCTTTACTTTGACGTTTTGCCACTCGCCATTATAATAATACTTTAATTGCCCATCAATATACATCATTTCAGCGTCTTCCCCATCAAGAGGATCTGAATCTAAAATGGGTACTTTTAATCCATCAGAGCAAGTTACTCGCTCGGACTGAAATCTAGAAGAATAAAAACGTGCCATTGATTAAACTATTTTCCAAACTGCTCCAGAACTAACTGTTATGGTCTTAGATGTATTTAGCTCAATTCTTCCGAAGCTAACTGCTGTTTGTCCAGATGGAATTGTAACATTTTCATCAACAAGATTTGCTGCAGAACGAATAATTCCACCAGCATCTAACCACTGTGCTACACCATTGATGTATAGTTTTCCAGTTAAGTTTTGATCACCAGCTACATCTAGTGTATATGCTGGACTTGGAACATTACCAATACCAACTTTAGAATCTCTGTAGATATTAGCACCAGAATCATTTGCAGATTTTGTCCATCTAGAAGTTACAAACTCAGCATTATTTTGGAATAACTGACCATCAATGTTCATGTCTCCATTGATGTTCATGATGTAATTTCTAGAAACATTAGGACTGACAGATGTATCTGTACCACTGAAACTATTAGTATTGATACCGACTCTGTTATTGGTACCTTGAATAGCAAGTGCTGGTTCTCCAGATGCTAAACTCTTCCAATCATCTTGACCATTGGTTTGAGATGAATAGATTTCAAATACATCAGCACCACCGCCAATGTTAGATCCTAGACGGAATCCTCTACCTCCACCAGCACCAGTTCCACCACCTCTAAGATGAATATCTGCTTCTTGGTTTGCTTCTCCTTTTGCAATTCTTACACTATTAAGTACATGTGAAATGTCAACGTAAGAATTTTGCCATCTTGCACCATCAGCACCAAAGTCTTGATCACTATCGTCGCCAGGTAAAATATCACCACCACTAGTAAATGCAATCTTATAGTCTGTGGCAGCGTTTGTTCCATCACCATATACAAATCCAAGGTTACCTTGTCCTGCCCAAGAAGAAGAACCTCCATTATAAATGTTCCAATATTGTCCGTTAGCATTTTCAAGTGCTATGGCAGAACCTGTATTACCAGTCGCTTCTAATCTTAGTAAATTTGAACCAACTATATTACTTTCCCATCCAGTTCCAACAATATGAAGTTTTGTTTTTGGATCTGTATGACCCATTGCAACACGACTATCAGTAGAATCAACATATAATGTGTTTGTATCTACTGTCAAATCAGCTCCAACAGTTGCATTACCACCAACTGAAAAAGCACCAGTTCCTTGGATAGTTAAATTCTTGCTACCAGTAATCTCTAGATTACCAGTCATTGTATCACCAGTTTTCAATACGTTTTCTGATGCAGCACCTGTTAATGTAGCAGTGATTGTACCAGCAGAGAAATTACCACTAGTATCTCTCATTACTGCAGACTTAAGTGATGCTGTAGAAACTACGTTTAAATTATTAAATGCAACGTTACCTGCGTTCCAGATAATGTTATTATTAACCTTAAGTTCATTCTCATTTACAACTTTAAATTCAAGACTACCAGATCCTTGAGTTGCATTACCACCATCAGCAATGATAGCAGAGTTGTAACTTGGATTTCCATTTCCATCTACAGCTTGTGCTTGTGATGAGTTAAACCAAATGTATGGATTTGTAGCAAAGTTGCCATCATATCTACCAAGTCTTACAAAAGCATTTCCAGAATTATTTCCAAGTTCTGCAAATTGTGTAGTATTGCTATCAAAAATTTCATAGTTTTCAAAGTTTTTCTCATCACCAGCAACACCTAAGAATACAGCATTTTCAAGATTACCACCAGAAGCGAGTCTACCAATAAGCATTGTGTAACTATTGGAAGAATCATTTTGATCATCTAGTTGTTGTACATTATCAATAAAGAAGTCACCTATATCTTGCTTATTGACGTTGTAAATGTTAATTTGAGAACCTGGTTCAAAGTCTCCACCAACACCAACATCAAGAACTAATCTTACTAAAATTCTATATGAAACATCGGTTCCAGTGTATGATTTAACCTCAATTTTATTTCTAAATTTAGTAGAACTTCTCCATGTTGGAAGTCTTGTATCAAAGACTGTATTCTTCTTAATGTTCCAACCATCTTGATACCACTCACCTTCTTTGTTATCAAGTTTGTCAGCGTCTAAGCCTGAATCTATACCTTGGTTACCTGAGTTCCAGATCTCATACCAAGATCCGTAGTTTGTTACACCATCTCCAGAACCACGTAGATAGATTCTATCATCATTAGCAAACGCTAGTTGTCTTACACCACCAAATGTAGCATCAATTCCAGACTCACCATTACGGAGAGTCATAACTAAGTGTTTAGATGAGTTAGAAGTACCAGTGTCTACACTTGGGAATGCTGTTAATAGACCATTAGAACTATTAAAGACTGTTTGAAGAGTTAAACCTTGAACAGAATCACTTGGTGCTGGATTAGAAGTTGGGTTGTTAATACCAGTATCAACACGAAGTGTGTTAGTAGATCTACCAGTGATATCAATACTGTATACTCCACTAGCTAGTTTGTCAGGTACAATACTATTATCAACGAAGAATGCACCATTAAGGTAGTAAGCACCTTGCTGACCATCTAATAAGTCAGCGTCAAGTCCACTGTCAGGACCTGTTTTAATAGTAATAGAACCATTTCCTTCTGTTCCAATATTAAATTGAGACTTTCTAAATCTTGCAACACCAATAGTTCCAAACTCATCAGCAGAAATTGTTAGATCAGAAACTCTTTGAACATCAACAGCAACATTAGCAAACTGTTTATTTACAGTGCTAACTTTTGCAAGAAGAACTAAGTTAGATCCAGAACCAATACCTATGGGATTAGGAGTAATTTGAAAATCTGCTGTATAACCAGAACCAGCGTTTGTTACAGTAGCATCAGTAACTGCTCCACCAGCAACAATTAAATTAACTCTTAAATCAGTTCCTGATCCACCATCAAGAGAAATGTCAAAGTATTGTCCGTCAGTATATCCTGAACCAGGATTAGCAATTACAACACTGTCAATAAATCCACCAACAGTATTAGAAGAATCAAATGTTAAAGGAGATTCACCTCTTTGGAATTCAATAACTGTTCCTGCAGCAATCGTTGCTGTAATTGGATTATTAAGAGAAACAGTTGTCAATCCACCAACAGTGGTAACTCCATTAATGCTTGTACTTGCTGCAATACCAGCAACACTTGCTACAACAGTATGACCAATTAATGCATCTGAATTAGTTTCAAAGATAAAGGAACTTGCACCATTTGATGCTTGTGTGTATAGTCTTGCAAAGTATCTTGTTTCTGCACCTTTGATAGATTGTACAGCAGGAGCAAAGTTTTGATCACCACGTAAGAACGTGAATGAGTTTGCAGCACCACCTGTTGCTAACCTATCTGTTTCAATAACACCTGATGTAATATCTGATGCAGCAATCTGGTTAGATGATAGAGATACCCAGTTATTAGCATTGGTGGAAGATGTGTTAACAACTCTACCGATATTGATAGTATTTGCAGATGGTGAATCACTATCATCAAATGTATCAGTATCAAGCATTTTGATATTGTTAACAATATCACCATATAATCTACTTTCAATCAAAGCATTTGCAGTCGCTTGTGTACCAGCGCCAGGAGGTGCTTGAATTGTAACTACTGGTTGTGTTGTATATCCAAAACCACCAAGGTAGTTGGCATTTTCAGTAATTTCAATTGTAACAACTTCACCATTAGCAATCGTAGCAGTTGCAGTCGCTGCTACTGCACCAGATGATGGATTACCACCAGAGATTGTTACAGTAGGAGCAACAGTGTATCCAGAACCACCATCGGTAATATTAATTTGATAAACTATACCTTGTCTGTATTCAGTAGCTTGAATTCTACCTGTAGAAGGAGAACCAGTATATACATCGTTGATATTAAATACTAAATTAGAATCAACAGCAAATCCTAAGAATAAACTTTCTAAGTCATTGTTTAAGATGAATGACTGTGATGTATCTTGTTGGATTGCAATGTCACCAGCAAGTGCTCCTTCAATCTTTAATCTATCTGCTTGAGTTGCAACAGTAAATACTTGGAAAGGTCTTAGTGCAGGAATCTGGTCAATAGATATCTTACCAGAGTCAGTCAATTCAACCAGTGCTCTAGGAACAGCGTTAGTAGAGTATGGTTTGTTAATGTAAGGACCTAAGTTATTAGTGATATAGTCTTTAACTGCCTTCTGAGTGGGTAGTTTAGAGTCACTAGAGTTAGCACCACCCAATGTGTTTGATGCGTCAAATCCAGTAACAACAACGTCACCACCTTTCAACTTCAAGAATTCAACTTCAGAAATTGTAACCGTACCAGTAAAGGTAATGTTACCAGTTCTGTTTTCAATTCTAGCAAATGTACCAACCTTAAAGTCACCAAGTTCGTCAGTACCAGAGACGTATACACGACCATAATCTTGAGATACTTGCTCGTTTGCCTCAACTTTAGTACCACCGTTTTCTGGTAGTGCAAGATAGTTATTACCAGAACCAGCAAATTCCCAAGTGTGTGATGAGGAGTTAACAATAGATGGTCTATGTAACTTGATTGTTGCGTTAGCAGCAGCTGCTGGTGTTAGAGCAGCTTGTAATGCGGTTAAACCTTGAATCTGAGCACCATCACTTTCCCTAATTAAACTTAAACCATTACCAATACCATCATCAAGTGTAATGGTTGCAGAGAAAGGAGGTCCTACAGTAACGGCACTTACAGCGTCAATAAAGAATTCTTTATCTGGATCTAGATTTCTATATCCATCAACTTTTAAAATATAATGTTCTAGTGGTTCTCTACCAATACCACCAATTGTCATGGTAGTTCTTCCAGTTGGAGTTTGAGAAACAGTGTTAACAGTCGCTTGGTCAAACTCATAACACTCTCTTCTAAATCCAGTTCCTCTTAGAGCAAATGTACCAAAGTTTGTAGCAGAGTTTGTAATAGATGCATAACCACCAGTTTCACAAAGAACACCATCTTGACAGAAGATAACAAACACAGAAACTAACTGTGTATAACCATCTTCTATGACCTTGTAACCAGTACCACCAAACGATACAATCGTAAACGCAGCAGCAACCATTGATTTACCCTGATTAGGGAAGGATGCTGATCCATCTGGTTCTAGACCAGGAAATGGGCAGTTAGGTTGTTTGACTTTAGATCCATCAACAAGTGCACCACCACCTCCTCTAAAGGAAATAACAGATGCGTTCTGTGTATATGGAGATGCTTCAATGATTGGGAAGTCGTCAAAGTCACCACGAATTGCCATTCTCTGATTTTGGAAATCAGTTATAAAACTGTCTGGATAGGTAACGATACCAGCAGTATCATATAGAGTTCCAAAAGTTTGAGTGGTAGAACCAGCAACAGTTGTTCCGTCTAAAATATCTTCAAATAATTCAAGTGCTGTGTCAATACTAGATTCTACACTTGCACAAATTGCATTATTAGCAGCACTAGTTGAAGCGTATGCACTTACAGCATCTGCATTTGCTCTCTTAAATGCGTGAGTAGTTTGTGGAGAATGACTTACAGCGTTAGCTGCTGCAGATACAAATGTATGTGTACTCTGTGGTAAGAATTTAACGCCACCTCCAAGACCACTTACAAATGTATGAGCAGTTGTGTTAGATGATGTTCCAACATTGACTGTTAAAGTTCCTGTCTGTCTCTTAAGACCATTTGATGTTGCAGTAACGAAAGCATGTGTTCCTCCATCTGTATTAACACCAACATTAACTTCAAATGTATCGTTAGTTTTGTTAGAAATCTGTAACCATCTATTACTAGCACGGTCTGTAGAACGTGGATATGTATGGTTGGTTGCATTATTATCTAAGTCACATGTAAATGTTAATGAATCATCATCAAATTTAACATAATCACCATTACTAAATCCATGACCAGCACTGGTAACTACCATTACACCAGTGCTACCTGTATATACTGCGTTTGTAACTGTGTGCTGTGATTCACCTACAGCTGTTACCTCTAGAGATGTTCCAGATGCAGGGTCGGTAGAACGAGGATATGCATGAGTTGTTTGATTATTATCTTGTAGACATGTAAATGTTACAGCACCATCTTCTAGTACAATGTTTCTTCCTACGCCAATACCATGCTGACCAACTGCAAGAACTAAGTCTCCAGTATTAGGATTATATGTTGTTCCTGTAACCGCAGTAAGTCCTTGATCTGCAGGAGATACACCAACATTAACTGAAATTGTAGTTGCTGTTTTTCCTGTAATTGGAAGAGATCTTTCAGCAGCATAGTCTGTAGATGCACGAGGATAAGTCTTCTGACTTTGGTTGCCATCCATCGTACATGTAAATGTAAGAGAATCACTAGCAATAACAACACCTTCTCCAACGTCTAGAGTATGACTACCAATTTCTAATGTTAGTATTCCTGTTGCAGGATCGTATGATGCATCAGTTGGCGTAAACTGAACGTTAGGACCTGAAGTACCAACATTAACAGTAACTGTATTAGTTGTTGTTCCAGTAATTACAAGATTATTTGCATATGCAGGTTGACCATCTTTTGGATACTTATGCTCTGTAATATCACCATCCATATCACAAGTAAACACCAATGATTCTGGTTGGAAACGAACTGAGTTAGATGTTGTTAAATTATGTGCAGTTGCAGTAGTAAATGTAAGATTACCATTTGCTGGATCATAAGTAGCATTTGTTGGAGTGAATATGCCAATAGGAGCAGCGCCAGGTCCTTGTAAGATACTCCAATCTTCAAACTTAGGAATTGGAGAAGTTAATTCAATAGGACCGTAGATAATCTTGGTTCCATTAGCAAGAGCACTTACAAATGTATGTGCATCAGTATTACTTCCTGCTTGTCCTACGTTTAAACTAATAGTAGTATTACCACCACTAGATACAACATTGGTAATTAAGAAACTCTTACCAAATGCGATGTCAGTTCTGTATGGAGCTGGATCATTACCTCCACCGTTATAAGCACAACTATATGTAAGTGCTCCCTCTAAAAAAGCAATTCTATCAGAGTTTGCTACAGGTGCTACTGCTGGATCTGGAATGACTACTGTCATAGCTCCAGTGGTAGGAACATATGTAGATCCTGTTGGAGTTGTTTGTAAAACGTTTCCATCAGACCAGTTACGCATTGCGTAAATGGCATATAGTTTTACTCTTTGGAATGCATAGATTGTTTGTGGTCTTTGTGCTTCTGAAATACCAGAAAGAACTGTTCCACTAAAGTATGCTTCTGCAGCAGAAACAATACCATGGTTTCCACCAAGAACTAAGTCTCTTACCAATCCTTCTAGTACAATCTTAATATCTCTACGACATTTTCTTTGATGTAAATCAGAAAGATTAAGGTTTGGATATGCAAGTTCTGTATCAATAAGTGCTTGATCTGCAATTACATCATAGTTTCTTGCAATCAAATATGCAGCGTCAATGTAAGTTCCAGATGCATTGTTAGAGATAACATCAACCCATAAGAAAGATAGAGTATCAATAGCAGATCTTACATCATCACAAGCAGGGTTTCCTGCAGTTGTATTGATAATAGTTGGATCAATGTACCTTGTAGATGTAGCGTGTTTTGTAGTGTATAGAGGATCAGCAGTAGTTCTGTTCTTAATTCTCCAGTTACACATTGCATAGATTGCTAGTTCCCTAGCATATTCAATAGCACGTACGTTCTGAATAATTTCATCTTCAATATAAGTAATCTTTCCATCAACAATATACTTCTTAGCAGCTTCAATAATGTTGTGGTTAGATCCAAACTCAAGGTCTCTTACTAGAGCATTTAAGAAGTGAATAACATCTTGCTTACACTGTTCGTCACCATCAGTTCCAGTATTGTTTCCAGAAGTAGGAGAACTATAGGATGGATATATCTTTTGACCTGCACTACATGAGATAAGGATATCTGCCAGTTTAACAATATCATCTTCAGATAATGCATTGACCGCAGCATTTGTCGTTGTAATTGTGGCAACACCAGTTACAGCATTATCGTATACAAAATTGCTGATGGCATAAGAAGTTCCACCAAATGTTACTGTACCACCGCTAACATAAGTGTTTACATGATCTGTTGTACCTAAGAAGATATCAAACGTATTGTTAGAGGTATCAATATTATATACAGCAAAATAATCTTTTGAGAATTGCTCATTAATAATACCAACTACTTCTTCTGCAATATAGTCTCTATTATTTCTAATTAACTGACAAGCATCTTGGTATCTTCTTTCAACAGGTGTAGAAAGAGAAAACTTGTTTGGAGAGTTTAATAAAGATAGAGTAATGCTCTTTGAATATGACTGTACTGTTGCAAATTCACCAGGATCAAAATTTGATGTTGTTAATGATGGTAATTTTTTAGGAATTACAAATCTTCTCGCACGACCATCAGCATCTTCTAAAACTTTATAAATTCTTTGTTTACCATTAAGGAAAGACAAATCTGGAGATACCGTTGGCATTCCAGTAATGATAATTTCTTGTCCTTCTTTAAATTCATGAAAATTTGTTCTACCTACGAGTGCGTTTGTATAGAATACGATACCACCTAAGTCTTCTGCACTACCAAACTGTGCTTGTTGAAATCCTCCAGTAGCAATGCTTGGATCTCCTTGTAAAGAGAAGTCAATTCTAGAAATAGGTAAAGTTGATGTTACATCACTATCATAAGAAACAACTTCACCCTCAGCTCTTATTGATTTTAAATTAACGGTATCTATTGTATTAGATACTGTTGTAGCAGAATTGATTGAGATTGTTTCTGTTAGTGTTGTATCCCAACTAGAAGCACCTAAAATTGGAACAAATTCAACATCCCAATAAGTTGGTGCATTTGAAGTATCAATACTAGCTACTTGATAATAACCTGACGAGAAACTAGAATTGTCAGCGTCATTTAAAAATACGACAGTACTTACTGGAATATCAGTTGTTGGATCTGTAGTAAACCTTAGTTTATTTGCACCAGCTGTAGATGAAATAGTTAATGATATTGCTGCACCAGTGGCAGCAGATGTAATGTAACTATATTGATCACCTTCAATTAGAGAACCAGATTTTATTTGTACATCAATAGTACCAGAAACATATGCATTAGCACCTGTAGTTGAGGTAAAATCAACGCCAATTACATTTGTTCTAGCACCAGTGTTGAGACCTACAGCTTCAACACCACTCTGTAAAAGTGCTAATCCTGTGTTGTTTTGGAATCCAATACGGAATTTTTCAGGTCCGAAAATTTGATGACCGATTGGAAAATCTACACCAAAATCTCCATTGACCTCATTATCAACAATGATTCTTTGCTTGTCATCAAAGACCATAGCAAAGTCCCAAGTTCCAATTGAATCTCCATTAGAGTCAACTTTATCTCGGTATGTTACACCAGTAACATAGTTTTTATCACCAAACTTAAATATGTGCTTTCCTAAGTTTGCTGGTCTAATAATAACTAAACGAAGGTTATCACCAACAACTGAACAATCTGGTGGTAATGAAATTGGGTTGTCTTCTACATAGTCTCCACCAGAAACAATTAGAGTTTCTTTAATACCAGGTGTTGACCATGCAATTTGTGCTGCCTTTTTGATTGTTCTAACTGGGTTTACAGCAGAACGACCATCGTTAAGGTCAGAACCAATTTGTTGAGAAACGTAAACACGACCACCAACGTCATTTGTTGCTAGGTTAAGTACGTATTCTGTAGTTGCAATCTTATCTGATCTGTCACCAAGTATAGGTGTGATAGATCTTGGAAATACACCAGAGTCTCCAGTTTGAAGAAATTGAAAGTCGTTAGGATCTGAAACTCTAAAACCAATATGTTTAAAGTTTACCTCACCGTTAAGTGCAATTCCATCCTTATGGGTAGGAAGACTTGAACCAGTGGTTCCTGTATTAGTTGCTTGATATACATTTCCTTGTGCATATCTGTAAGCATCTTTAGATACAATAACATTGGCAGCCCATGGCGTACCAGTTCCATTCATGTATGTTTTGAGGTTCGGTGCCCTCATATTCAAATCTGGTGTAACAAAATTCTCAACATCAATGTTCAGAATTCTTGCAGTATCTGAAATAATAGATGTTGAAGTTCTGATAGCACCATTAATATCAAGTTCAAAATCAACAGTATCAAGAACTGCAGTAGCTGCAGCACCAGCACCGTTACCACCAGTAAAAGAAACATTTGGAGCAGTAGTATATCCGTTGCCAGGATCGTTAACTGCAACAGAGACAACAGAACCGTTAAAAATAAATGCGGAAGCAAGAGCTTGGGTTCCTCCACTAGGAGGAGCATCAATAACAACAGTAGGTGCTAACGTATATCCAGAACCACCTGCAGTTACATCAATATTGTTTACTCTCTGACCCGTTCTATTAATACCAACACGAGGTAACCCGCTTTGAGCATCTAACTCTAAACGCATTACTTCTCTTTCGTCAGCTCCACTGCCAACTCTGATGGTAGTCTCATTATCACCAATAAGTTTAGGGTTTACGCCTCTAATTTTTTCTTTATCGGAATTAATATGAAAACTCATGGTGTTCCCGTGCTCTTGACTTTTTACCTACTTTGTATTTAGCATTAAGTCCAAGCAATACTAATAACTTCTGTAGATACTACCCACTTAATTGTTTGTACAGTTCCAGTTCTTACAGTAGAATAACTAAATCTGTTTGTTGCTGTAAAAGGATTAATAGTCCAAGACTCACCAGATGGAATATCATCTTTAATAATTGTCAGCATACTAGAAAGAACTGATGTTGCACCAACTGCATTACTATAAACTGCACTTTCTATTTTTCCAGAAAATACAACTCCTGTAGGATTGACACCGAGAAAATGACCTGTAACAAAATTAACAGTATTACTATCAATTGTAATTTGAGTACCAACGTTATCTAACTGAAGTGTTGCAGTGTTAACACCTCTTAAAATATAATTAACTTTCTTACTGTCGGTAAAAAAAGAATTTTTTACTTCAAGTGTATTAATATCTTTAGCATTTTTATCCTTATCAATTATAGAAGTTTCTCCAATAGAAAAACCTCCTAGTGATTCAAATTCTTTTAAGTTAGTTGCCATTTACTTGATCTCCTGAACTAGTACGGTAAAGTTGATAACATCTGAAGTCGCATGATCATTTGTCAAAGTCAAGGTAATCCTTGGTTCTGTAGAAGCAGTAAAATCAAACGCTGCTGTATACTGATCATCAGAACTATTCAAGGAAGCATATTCATTATGGAAAATATCTGTTCCATTATCTATAACTGCATACTCAGACATAGATCTTTTTCCAGAACTAGATTTAGAAACCACAGTAACTTTACACCCTTTGGAAGTTCCGCTTGGATAAAGAACTACAGCAGAAGATTCTAAACCACCTTTATCTAGTGTAAAAGTAGAAGACTTAATTTTGTAATCTGCTAGTTCAAACTCTTTGAGGTCACCATCAAGTATTTTAACACCATTGAAACTACCAGTACCAAATGTAGTGTTAAGATAAACATCACCCTGATTATCCAATCTCAACACAGGATCTACATTTAAACCACTAGACAATCCTAAATCTAGGTATTGCTTAGATGTATGGATAAATGTTCTAGTTGCATCACTGTTATCAACAGTAGTATCATTAGAATTTAATGTAAAGACTTCTGTTTCAATTGCTAAACTATTTCCACTAGTAGTTGTGACTGTATCAATTCCAGTAAAGTCTAATGCTGTTTCAGTTAGTTGAATCGTATTAACATTATTATTATAGAAATACAATATATTTTCATTCGCTGCAGGAGCAGATTCTGGAATAATATATGTGTTTCCATCAACATCTCTTACACCACCAAGTGATGACCAGTTAGTTCCACTATATCCCTCATATTGTTGAATTTGTGTATTGAATCTAATAGATCCAGGACCAGGAGCAGCAATACTTTTTTGGTTGTTATTTCCTGCAGGAATTCTAAAGTGTGTTACAGAATTAACAATAACTTGTTTTCCTGCGTTTGGTTGAATAACTAAATCTTGAACTTGTGTTGAAATAGTATTTTCATTAATAGTTAAATCTTGTCCAATAATTAATGGACAATTTTTATTAGGACCTATTCTAACTTCTTGTATATCATCAAATATAAGTGGAGAAACTGCTAATTGAGACCAAGTTAATTGTGCAGTACCATTGTTTTGAGCTCCACTTTCATGAGTTGGTTCAGTTCCAGCAGAACCAGTTGTACCTGCAGCAGTTACTTCATATAGATTGTTTCTATATTTTACATAATCACCTATTTGAACTGGAGTATTTGCAGCCCACACTGTAAATGCAGGTAATCCCAGTTTAGTTGAAGAAATAGTTTTTACTGATCTAAAGTCTAATCTTTGTGTAGTTAATTGTAAAGTATTTTGTGCATCATTATAAAACCACAGTGTATTATCATTTGCTCCAGCAGTAAGTTCTGCTAAGATATAAGTATTTCCATCAATATCACGAACACCACCGAGAGAAGACCAAGATGTTGTAGTAGAATTATAACCCTCATACTGACCGTTTACTGTATTGAAACGAATAGCTCCGTTTCCTGCACCAACACCAAAAGTTGGTCTTTCTAGAGAAGTTCCAACAGGAATTACAAAAGCAGATGTTCCAGCAACTTGTGTTAATCTTCCTCCAGCTGGAGACAATACTAAATCATAAGATCCGATAGATGAAATAGTATTATCAATAATACTAAGTCTTCCATTTATGTTTAAACTATTGTTAGATCTTAAAACTCCACTGGTTGTAAGACTACCATTTGAAGCAGTAACACTAAAATTACTACCTACAGATAAATCAGAAACAAAGTTTGTTGTAGATATAACGCTTAAATCTCCAGAAGCGTTTATAGAATCTGTAGTTACAGAATTAGAAGTAACAGTATCTGAAGTAAATGATGTAGAGTTTAATGTTGGAATCGTAGCATTTGTTGATTTTACATCTGCGCTATTAATAATACCATCAATAATGTCTATGGATACAGAATCAGTTGAAGAAGATTGATCAACAGAAACCTGAAAACCTGATCCGAAAGTTTTTGGGTTATTTGGATCTATAGTTATAGTAGCTTCTGAATTGTCACTACCACCCATATTTTCGTGAGTAGTACCTGATCTACTACAGAAATAGTATAACGGTGTGGGTGTTGTTGATGTTACTTTAACAGTTAAGGAACTTCCAGATCTTGTTACACCGTCTGTATATTCAGTCCCTTTAAAATTAAGAATAATTGCTCCAGCAGTTGTTGGATTTTGTGATAAAGTAATTTGAGTTGCATTATCTACACTTTCAACAATTGTTCCTGGTAAAAACTCACCATCTCCAGATACTTTCTCAATTTCCATACCAGCTAAAATGCCAGTAGTTGAAGAAACTGTAATTACTTTAGATCCTGTAGCAAATGTAGTAGAAACATTTTCAACTTTACTTGGTGCATGTATACCATCTCTAAATTGAGATAATGCAAAAGTATGACTAGAATTTGAAGCATCACTTAAATCAAACGCATATGTGCTTCCAACATATAAAGTTAAATTTGGAGTTATTTCAAATCCACTTCCTGTATCAATTAAAAATTTGAAACCAGTTTCTATGGTATCAATTGTTAACTGTGGACTTGTAGTGCCTTGTTTTACAACAACGTTTGTTGATGATAAAGCATTTCCAATAACTGTAATCGTAGCAATATTACTTCCAGAAACTGTTTTAGATATAATTTCAGAACTGGTAACAAAAGTTCCATCATCATAATCTATAAAATCTCCAACATTTAAAAAACTAGATGCTACTGTTGTAGTAAATGTAAACGTTTGAATTTCTGGAGCTTTTACTGCATATGTAATTGGTTGAATTAAATCATTAGGAGAGACAGAAATAATATCCCCTTGGTTATATCCGTTTCCTGCGTTATTAACAAGGAAAGATTCAACAGCTCCTAATGCTGAAATTTGATATGCAAATGGAGTAGTTCCTGATCCAAAACCAGGAACAAAACTTAGTGTAACAGGACCTCCAGCAGTGGGAGTATTACTTAAGGAAATAGATGTGTTTAATTGATTAATGTTGCTAACAGTTGTATTAGCAGGTAATGTACCAGACCCTGATGTAACTGTAACAATATCTCCAGGATTAATACCACTTATAGAAGAAACAACAACTTCTTGTTGTGAACCAGCAGCTGCAAAATTTAAGTTTGCTGCACCACTTGCTGTTGCATTTTGTGATAATGTAAATGTTGTTGCGTTAACAACTGTAGCTACAGTAGTTTGTGGAGCAACATCTCCAGTGGAACCTGATGCAGCAGTAACAGTCATTCCAGCATAAATTCCTGTAGTTGAAGCAACAGTTACATTTAATGATCCAGAAGTTAAAGTTGCTGCTACTCCAGACAAATCTATTTTAAAATCACCAGTAACTCCAGTAACACCTGTTGGGAGTGTTAGTATATCATTAGGTTGATATCCAGATCCTTTTGATGTAAAATCTAAGTTCTTTACAACACCAGGACTAGTTTCAACAGTATACAGAAATCCAGATCCACCTCCTCCACCTAAATCAGAATCATTAGCTGTTAAAACATCACCTAATGCATAGTCTTGACCTGATGAAACTATATTTACATTAGTTACAGTTCCAGTGTATGCAATTGATTGGATGTTATATAAAAATCCAGATCCAGTTCCACCAATATCAAATGCAGCAATGGATACAGTGTCTCCTGCTTTATAATTACTACCTTGTGTAGTAATTGAAAAATTAGTTACAGATCCACTTGTAACTTCAAAACTACACTGAGCACCAGAACCATAATTTCCAGCAGATCCAGCACTTACTGTCATGTTTGCACCCATGCCAGTGTGATTAGCACAATAATATTGAATTGTTTCTGTTGCTGCTCCTGGTAAAATAGTTAATTCAACAAAGGAACCAGCAGTTCCTTCAGAACCAACCTTGTTGACAATATAATATTGAAAGTCTAAAGCAACTCCGTTACTATCTGCAAGTTCAAATGGGTGAGAACTTAGAGTTGCACTTGAAATATCAAATGTATATGTATTTCCTTTTGTTAGTGATAATGCTTGCTGTGTAATACCATTAATTTGATACACATTATTTGGAGGAGGAGTTCCTGGATTTGCTACACTAGTAACTACGTAATTATTAGCAGGTACGTTTCTAAGTTTAATATTACTATAAGTACCATCCGTATATGCAGATCCAGCGTTTCCTACAGAACCTGTTATAGTTGCAGAACCAGTAATCGTAATATCTGCTGTTGCCGAACTACCAGATCCGTTTTGAAGTGGAACTCCTAAGTATAGACCAGGTGCATATAAAGATCCAGCATTTGTAATTGTACCATTAATAGGATCAACTACAAAATTTACGGTAGCTCCTGAACCATTTCCTCCACCTAAAGAAATATTTGAGAATGATCCTGGATTATAATTTTGTCCAGCGTTTGTAATAGTTCCAACAAATTCTGTAACAACAATATCAAGAGTTCCTAAATCACCAGATCCACCAAGAACAGAAACTCCAGTATATGATCCAGGATCATATGAAGATCCAGAACTAGCAAGAGAAAGGTTAGTATTTGCTAAAACTTTTTTTCTAAAAACTAAATCACGATAAGAAAAAACATCGTTATTTGAAAAATCAAAAATATTTTTTGCGTTACTTACAATTCCAAATACACCATTCGCTGGTCTGTATACACCAACTTGAACGTCATTACTAAAAGCTAAGGATGGTGCAAGTCTTGTTCCATCTCCAATTTTTAATAATCCAGTAGATAGATCACTACCACCAGCGGAAATATTAAAAATCTGTGTTCCAATATCATTTATCTTCTGCCTCTGACGTTCAAAGGTATCAGTTTTAGCTACTTGAATTGCTGGCATTTTTTGTTAACTCTCTAAGTAAAAATTTGAGCTCAGAAACTTCATTCTTCAATGTATTTATGTCATCCAACGCGGAACTCAACTGTTTTGACTTACGTCTTGCAACTATGGCAGAATCATCCAAATTTATTATGGCACCAGTGTTTTTGTCTCTTACAAGACCATCATGTCCCTCAACTTTAATATAGTCCATACGCGGAGATTAGAATGCTGCGACAGAACGAATGTCTTGAATCTTAGGAGCAAATGCAGGATCAACACCAAGCATTACAACTTTGATAGCAAATGATGAAAATTCTTCTATATCAGATACACTATATTTTAAATCTTGATAAGAAGATTGTTTTTCAACAACACTTGAAATTGTGTTTTCTGTAGTTGCTAATTCCAAAGTATCAGGTTGTCCATTACCATTAAACAATACCCAATCAATATCCTCAAAATTTTCTTGACTGGAAGCTTTCTTAAATTTGTAAAGAACTTGAATATTAGAAATATCTTTTACATTCGCCATTAGATGCACATCAATAGCAGTTGCTGGACTGCTAATAACAACCTCTTTAGTTACATACTTAGCTACTGCTGAACCATTTTTAGAAGTGTCCTCAGCAACAAAATCAACACCGTTAGTATAAGTAATTTTACCTACTTCTAAATAATTTGCTTCTTCATCTGGTTGATTAGGATATTTAATAAAGTCTCCTACACGGAAAATATCTGCAATTTGATCACCAACAACAGCATTTCTATTGTACAATACATTATCAATAATTTTATCAGTGTAATTATCATTGATTGGATTTACATCAACTCTAGCAGTTAGTTCCTGAGTTTGAGAATTCCAGATAACTGCTTTACCAGTAATAATATTGTCATATGTCTCAAGAATTACAGATGGATTTCTAGCTACAATAGTAGCACCATCATCTATAGATGCAAGAACCTGTGATGGATTAGAGTCAACGCTAACACTTGTTAATGAAGATTGATTACCTAAGGAAACAGTTTCTCCTTTCTGGAAGAATTGACTTGTTTTAACTCTTACATAAACAACATTACCATTAACTCTTGCAATAGTTCCAGTTGTTTTAGAAGTTTGTCCTTCAATTGTTTGATCAGCTTGTATTTGTGTTCCACCATTACCAGCAAGTTGGAACTGATATACTGGGAAGAACTCAACTATCTGATCTCTTCTACCAAATCTATTCTCCTCTCCTTTTGCATTTTCAATTCTATTACTTACTGTCTTAACAGAAGCACTGGAAAGATCAATGATTGGAGAAAGATTACTAGATGTAGAAGATAATTGCATCTTGTAAGTTAGAGATCTTTGTAAATTGTTTAATGTTTCATTAATCTCAGAAGCAATCATCTTCTGGTTTGTAAAGTAGTGTGGTTCATTTAAGAAAGTTCTTTCATATTCTGCTTGTGAATATGAAACATAATTTGTTGTAGAAGAATCTACAGGAACTACATTTGTAGTTTTTACAGAAACATCTAGTGTTGTACCTGTAAATGTTAGATAATGAATTTGAGGATATAAAGTTTCAAATTTTCTGTTATGACTGGCATACACAGAAGTTCCACCACCAAGAGAGTTTCCTGCAGCTTGAGATGGTGAAAGAATATTGTAAGAATCAATACCAGAATTAGTTACTTTAAATAGATTACTATTAATAGTGGAAGCAGTAATACCTCCAGTTTCAACAGCAGTTCTATAGAAGACATATGACTTACCACTATCTTCAAAACCATGATCTCTATGATTTACTTTAATAACAGAGTTATTATTCTTGAATAGTACAGATGTACTAGCAGAATTGGAGCTTGCATTTGTTTCAATTGGATTTGCATCTAAGAGTTCATAACCAAGATTAGTATTCTTAAGAAGAAGTTCTGCAGGTCTTGTTGTATCAAACTCTGCTCTGTAAAGAGTAAACTTAAGATCTTCAAATATATCTTCTGTCCAACTCTCAGTATTTTGTGATCGGTAAACCGAACCTAATGATGGTTGAGTTGTGATAACCGTACTTGTGGCGATATCAGTTTCACCAAGTTTGGAAACCCAAAGTTCATAATCAGTAGAATCAGTCTCTACCACCAGTGCATATTCAGTATCATTCTGTAAATAAACAGGATAATCAAATGCAAAATGTGTAGGTGTTGTAGAGTTTGTTACCTCTCCTGCATCAACCGCTACACCCATTCTAACTGCTGGTGTATCTATTTCTATAAAGGTTTGTATTTCACACCCTCCAGCACCATTTCCGACGCCTTTCACAACAACTGATGGTGCCTCTGTATATCCAAATCCACTGAGTGATATCTCAGCATTGTATATTTTACCATTAGAAACTTCTATGCTCGCTGTAGCAGTAGATCCACCAGGTAATTGTGGACTTTCAATAGTAAGAATCGCACTGTCATAATTTTGACCAGTGTTAGTAATTCTCATCTTAGAAACCTTACCACTATTTTTTGCGATAGAAAGAACAAGATCAGTATTGTTTAATGCGTTTGCTTCTGTAACAGATGGAATAATTAAATCTTCATTTTGTACAAAAGATTTACCATTGTGGTTACTAAGAACAATGGTGTATACTTGTTCGTTAGTTAGACTATATCTACCAGATGCAGTAGCTACTAATTCTACATTGTTCTTATCAAAAATTTTAAGAATAGGACCTGAAGCAGAAGAAGATGCACCAGTTACATTTTCTCCTTTGAGAACTGATACATTTCCACTAGCGAAACACCTAAGAAATGTATTTGGAGAAAGAGTTTTTTCAGAACCAGGCACAATATTCTTAGCAGGTTTTTCTGCATCAACATTAGAGATGTAAGCTTTGACTGGGATATTAGTACTCTTCTTACTAAAGAAAAGATCAACACCAGTTACAAAACAACCACCATCTAGATTTTCCACTTTAAATGTTTGTGCAAGAGGATTAGGTCTTATAGGATTATCAGTATTACTTTCAATTAATTGAATACCTTCATTAGATTTAAAGTAAGATGGTTTTGTAGATACAATACTTGATGGATTTTCTGGAAGAAGACCAGTAGCATAGTACTTAACTTCTGTATAACTATCAACTTCCTCTTTTGGTTGGTTAGTTGCGCTAGATGTAAATCTAAATGTCAATATACCAGAAGTAATTGATATTTCTTCAGCAGAAGTGTCATATGGTAAAGTATCTACATCACCAGTCCAAGTTGCATTTTCAGATGGTGGTAGACCAGCAGGAACAACAATTAGTCCACTAGCATTACCATACTCATCAGTGGTTATTTCACCATTAAATGCTGATAATGAGTTTCCAGCAATACCAGTAAATCTTAGATCAGGATTTACCCAACGACCAATATTTCTTCCTTCTAAGAAAACATACATCTTTGTGTTAGGTTTCATTCTCTTGATCACATATTTTATAGGAATACTTCTAGCAAAGAAAGCTAAAGAAGTTGAAACTAAACTCTCTCCAACACTCTTAGTTTGAATTCCTTTTCCTACCTCATTATTTTGAGGACTAATATTGGAAGAACTTGCTACAGATGCACTAGCAACAGAAGTTACAGCTTGTTGTGTATTAACTTGACCTAAAGAATTAATTGCAGTGAAAGATGTAGATGTTCCAACCCAGTTAACTACAAAAGAATTAAACAAACTTGAAAAACTTTCCTTTACATTTTCTTTTGCAAGGAATATGTTGAATAGATCTGTATTAGTATCTACTACTAATGGTTCTTCAGATTGATCATACCAATGATCAATAGATGGAGATATTTCTCCATCACCAACATATTGTAATACAACAAATGGATTTGGATTCAAAGTCTTAGATGCAAAATCATTACCAAGTAAATTTAATGGTGAATATGGTAGTGTTACCATATCTCCTGATTTTTGATATCCAGAAACTGCTCTTTGATCTTCTCTATTATTAACTTCTTCCAGATTTACAGAATCTTCTTTTGCTTGAGGACGTAGGACACTTTGCTGACTGTCCACTGCACATCTGTAATCAAGAGAAGAAAGATTACCAACCTTGTGTGCTTCAAAGTTATCAACAAAGAAACCAGACTTAAATCTGTCTAGACCAATCTCATCCTTAACTTGCATGTTAAGAGCTTGTTGTTCTAGGATACTAAGAGTAGTATAGTACTCAAGTCTTTCAATACGCTTCTCTAACTTACCGATATCACGCATTGTGTAACGGCGGTTATCAACAGGAGTAATTCTTACATCTTTAGTTGTCTTCGTAAATGCAGGAATATATGCATAGAAAAGAGGTACAGCATCATCAATAGGATCTGGTTTAGATGGGTTAAGAGATGAATTACCTTCTTTAACAATAAACTGTCCCTTCTTGTCTAAGAAAATACCATCAATACGATCTAAGTATTGAATCTGACTGAAGGAAAATGTATATTCTAAATTTGAATCAGGAGCTGGTGTGCTAGAAACTATGGCACCAGCACCAGCAAAAGATCCAGTAGTAGTCTCTAGAGACGCAATATTAAGGAAACCTGGTATAATAGCATTACTATCTACCTTAGGTCTGAAATCAATTACATTCTTAAGTTCTAAATTTCCATGAACTGATGAATTGAAAGATGGAATTTCATCTTCTGGAACACCTGCCTCATGTAGATAACTGTCAATAGTAACAAAGTCACCTTGAGATTGTTCAAAATAATCAAATGCAATAAGTAGTTGACCAACTGCAGGTTCAAATCCTGGTTTTAGAACAATACGAGAAACATCATATAATGTATCTCTCTGACCGTTATCAAATGAATATCTACCAGTAACATCAGTTCCAGAAATTAAATTACCAGCAGAATCTACGTCAGGTGCTTGAGAAGAAGTTCCTTCGTAAACATATCTTAATTTAAACGCATCAGAATATGATAGAGTTTCTACAACTTCATTATCGTAATCTTGTCCTCTAAATGGAACGATGCGATCACCAGCAGAAGCAATAACAACTCTCTTGTTTCTAACAGCGGTCTTAAGTCTTGGTTTTGCGTTAGTTACTTCTAGAGTTGCAGTAAGTTTTAGTTTAGGGAATGTTCCATTAGAAGGAATAGTTCCAAAGTAAGTTGATGGTAACTGTAAACTAATACTACCAGATGTAAGACCACTAGCAGTATCGGTAGCAGATGTAATTTCTACTGAATCATCTGAAACATAAAGAATATCACCTTTTACAATATCAGGTGCATCACCAGGATCTAGCACAGTAATAATAAAATTACTTTCACTAAATGCAGAAAATCTTTGTGTTCCAAATGGTAACTGAGCAGCAAATGTAATTGTACCACCACCAGAAGATGCAGTAGTTACAAAATCTCTACGGAAATAATACTTTATTTTAGTATCATCTCCACCAACAGAAATTTGTGATACTTGTTTACTACCAGTTGGAAATAATAATGTACCAGAGTTAGTATTGCTTACTTTTGGACGTAGACGTACAATACTTGTATTTGTAACATCGCCAGGTAAAACTGTATCTAGATAAACTCTAGATTTAGAAGCTCCTTCTTGTTTAGTTGCAAATTGTACAATGGCACGAACTAAATTATTACTATCATCAGAGAATTGTACAAGATCTCCTTGCTGTAGTAATACAGAAGCATCAGCACTAAAACTAGTAGATTCAATAAAGTTAGATCCCTTTGAACCGAAGAATGTGTAGTTGGTAACTGCCTTAATCTCAGAAAAACTTTGACTATCTACAACAACATCAGCAGAAAAAGTATTGGAGTTTCCAGAACCATACTCACAACCAATAGATTTTACATTTTGTGGAGTATAAGTTGTAACAGAGTTTCTGACTAGAACTGGCACTACAGCAGCTGCTGAACTAGGAACAGATGCACCGTCTGGATTCTTTACAGTTATAGCAGGAGGTTGAGCGTATTCAACATTGACTGCTTTTCTATTAATAATAATTGCATTATAAATGTTACCTGCAATAGTTTTACCTATAGAAATTTTTGATGCATCAAATTCAAGACCATTTATTAATAGAGTACAACCATCAGCGTATCCTAAACCTCTGTTTTGCACAACAAAGTGTGAAATTGTATTGTCTTTTGCAATTTTTACAGTATTACCATCTTCATCTCTAATTGTCTCACCAGATAAGAACTTACCAGATAGAGTTTTAACAAAAAGAATTCTTCCTGTACTATAAACACCAGCAGATGATCCTTCTACAACTCCATACGCATTACTACCAAGACCAAATACGTATTTACCTTCATCAAATGCATTAGCACCTGCAGGAATACTTTCTAGTATAATCTTAGTGAAGAACTGTGGATCAAAATATGAATAACCAAATGTGGTATTGTAAGCAGATGTTCCTGCTTCTAAACGACCTTTGGATAAAACAATATCCGAATCTGAATTAAATCCAGATCCTCTTTGCTGTAGGAATATATTACTTGGTTTTGTTTTTCCAATAATAGGAGTAATAATATCAGAATAATCTACAATAAATCCAAACTCATTAGTATCTGCTGCAGCATCAGCATTCGTTAGATAAATCCTTCTTTTATATTCTGGATCAGATAAATCATATTCTAAACATAGTAATTCTAATTCAGATTTATTACCAAACACTGTTAATTCTAAAAATTGTACA